CCTGCCCATTCCACCACCGTGAGCCCCTACCGAATCCGCCGCTGAGGGCGTTGCGAACGGCATCTTCTTTGGAAATTGTTTTACGAATCTGTCGAGTGTAACCGATTTGTTCGTCTTGTAGTTCAGCTTCTCCTTTGACGATGACTTTCTCTCTATGTGATCCTGCGTTGTCGGTGTCGGTATACTGTGGGTAGGCAACAATCCATATCCTGTACCGAAGGTGCGGGGCTCCAACGTACTTTGCTGATATAATTTGCCATTCTGCATCATACCCGACTTCGGCAAGGTCGCAGAGAACTCGTTTAAGTCCTCTATGAACGAGCATTGGTACGTTTTCAATAAGTGCGTACCGGGGTCGTACTTCGCTAATAAGGCGATGCATCTCTGACCAAAGACCTGATCTTTCTCCTTCAATTCCTTTTCCTTTCCCTGCGATACTTATGTCTTGACAAGGGAATCCACCTGTCATAAGAAAAATATCATCAAACTTTTTACCATCCAATTCTTTTATATCATTAAAAACTGGTACGTTGGGGAAGTTTTTTCTTAGTATCTTGCAACAGTACTCATCTATTTCACAAAAACCAGCTATATCAAGCTTATCTCCCCAAACCTGCTGGGCAGCAAGAGAAAATCCGCCAATACCGCTAAACAAGTCAAGCATACGCACGTTATTATCAGTAATCTTTTCCATATAGGTCTGATTCGTACCTATCTACCTTATCACCAAGCTTTAACAGCTCACCAGACAGGTATACACAGGCATCGAGGAGTTCTTCAAGCGTTTCCCTGATAAAATCACGTCCGTCATCCAGCGGTACGTCACTCTTATACTTCTTAGCGCCAATGTCAAGACGTTTCTCAATCATTTTAAGTATTCTCTTGTTATTGTTTCTTGCCATTTTCCTCTACTACCTGTTCTGCGTGGGCAATGGGAGTGATATCATCAGTATCGCCAAGACGTTTCAGCTGTTCACGGGAAAAGCCCTGAAATACTGTAAGCGCCTCACGTTTCTCTTCCTTCGGAAACATATCCTTGATCTTCATTAGCAGTTCTATAGCACGTAACTTGTCCGAATCCCTACCTTCAAGGTTCTCAATGATATTTTTTGTCTTTTCAAATAGATAATCACTATCTATTCCAATTTTTTTTAACGATTCTGTGTTTTCTTTGCTTATCATACGAATTATACGTTCCTGTTTTAGTAATATTTTAGCATGCACCTTGGCATACCCACGATTATTTGTCCTGTATGCCTTAAGGTAGGCATCAATAGCGTCTTCCCCGTCTGCAACGTAGCGGGCGAAGAGAGTCTCACGTCCCGTAGGGTTCGTTCTCTTCTTAACTGATCCAATATGATTAACATCACCTGCAAATGAGTATATATTCCTGGCTGGCTCCCCTTTAAGGTCATAATACTTAGTGGTTTTGCGCATACCAAGTAACGTGCGAACACCAATATTATCCTTATTGAGTATCTTAAGTACCTGCTTATCGTCAGTAAGGGTGTATGAACCAACATCTGCTTCTCTCCAGTTACGTTCAAGCTTTTCATCGGGAAAGAACTTACGAAATTCATCCGTATTCTTGAATATGTACTCTTTCCTACCCTTTATTGTACGTTTATACATCCTGATGTTCGCTCTTCAGACGTCTTATAAACCATGTTAGCTCTTCGTTGGACTTCAGCACACGATACAGTTCTTCCATTAACTGCTTCCTTGTGTACCCTAAATATGCAGGATTAGTCTTCTTTAGATACGTTTGCTTGTTTTTGCTTAGCTGTTCCATTTTTCTTGGTCTTCCTCTGGTAAACAACAACGCCTTCGGATTTACGACTCAGCTTAGTGGCAACGTCATCACGAACCATAGCTATCCCTACGACAATGTCTGAGTTTCTGAATTCTTCTGCTTTCTCGCCCACAACGTCAACTATGACCTGATGTCTTAAGTGACAGTCGCAGCACCATAGGTAAAAGGAGTGGGGAGGTTTCAATGCAATTGGTTCAGGATCAAAATCACTTAGTTTCATAAATGTAAATTAAATAACGGATATACCCTATCTGAACTTTTTTATTGCTTTTAAGAAAATCCCTTATATATAATATATATATATTACGTTACTATTATTAAAGCTTTAATAGTAAAGCTTTACTATATAATTATAAGCTATAGTTACGTAGTAATATATACACGTGCGCAGGTACGTTATCTTGTTTAAGGTGTACTCTTTTAAAAGAAAGTATCGCAGTTAAACGTAGCAATCCTGAAAAAATTGCCCACCAATGTGTGGCTGCCTTTTACGCCAGTTGCCACCCCCCTGGACGTTCAAAATCTCGTGGAAGTTTAGTTGAAATTTCTACGTCCAAATCCCTACGTTAAAATTATTTAACGTCCAAGGTAATACTTACTACAATAAATATATATTTTAATCCTTGACTTATATATAAAAAATGTTGTATTTTATGCCTTATGGCAAAGCCCATACAGAGAGTTTTTACGCTACGTCGAGGGTCGTACTCTCGGACGTATACAAAATTTGGGTCTACGTTCAGGAAGGATAGAATACTATGAGTAAAACTGAACGTAAAATAAACACAGATAAACGGACTATTAAGTCCATACAACTACAAGGGACGCATGCAATCCTTAAACCTACTCAGTTCAACATGATCAAAATCAATTTTGATACTATGGTGAGTGCCGTAGGTGATGCCGGGATGGATACGTCCGATTTGTCAATCGAAAAGTACACCGCCTCAACGTTAAGTAAAGCTACCGGGGAAACGGTAGAGACGTATCAAGTGGGTGCTGATCGGACGGCTAATAGTTCTGATACCATGATTAAGGTACTGGAATCTATTAAGGTAGTAGTTAATGATAATGCCGATTTGCTATTAGATGATGGCACGGCTTTATTCTTAGGTACTGATGGCATACCTCGCATGATGTCGGCAACGTTTACCCTACGTACACCACCGGGAATGAAACGTGCTGAGCATGTAACTGAGATGCAACAGGTATACTATGATAATGGTGGTAAACTTAAGCCCGGCTGTGATGCAGTTAGCTTGGGTGGACGTGATATACCAAAACCGCCACCGTTACCATCTCGCAAGCCATCAACTAAAAAGGATAACCGATAACTTAAACCATGAGCGTAGACCCTAAAAAATTGAAACGTATACTGTTCATTAAACGTAATGGTAAACTTACAGTTAATGAAAAATTAATAGATCAATACCGTGGAAAGCCCAAACCAAAACGCAAGCCGTCCGATATTACGTCTAAAACAACTTCGGACGATTTCAGTAATAAATACCGTTCACGTGGACACCGCATTGGCTTAAATATTGATCCTTTTAAAATGATTTTAATACGTCAATTAAGCCGTCTTGGTATCAAATATAAATACACTGACAAGGATTTTATAACTGATAAATGATTATCAACGTAATTTTTACAAGCCCCACTTTTGGGGCTTTTTTTTTACCCAAAATTGCAACGTCCAAAATATTTTCAGATCACCAGAAACGAAGGAAAATATCATGTTGCAGCACATGACTCTAAAAGAAAGTATGAACGTCCAGGACACAGTTCAGATCCAGGATCTTTATGAAGTTTATCCTGGATAAGTATAACGTAAATAAAAAGATTGAAAGAGTAACGCCAAACCAATATAGCAGCACGTACCAAAATCAACGTGCTAAAGAAAGGTAGGTAGTAATGCCTAAAAGATCAGCGAAAGATCGTAAACGTAAGCGACGTATGATCAACGATGAACTAAAGAAGACAGGTCGTACCAAAGCACAACGTAAACGATACGCTAAACAACAGCAACAAAAGAAAGACACGTTGCTTAACGTGTGAGGAGTAACAATGAGACAATCACAACACAATCAATTCAATGACGTAATGATATTGCTTATGTTCGCAATACTTTTCCTGTATTCGTTTATCTTAGGAAATGTATACGTTGAGTTGGCAGCAGTAAGTGAACACATTAATGGACACGTTATCAACTGTCAATGTCAGTAGAACTAAGTAAAAAAGAGAGGCGTTGGCTACGTAATAAGAAGGCAACGTCTATTAATAAGA